CGTTGATGAACAGACGCACCGTTGGGACTTGGGTCTTGGTGATGAGATTGGCATTACGAAGGTTGGTTAACATTCCTCCCACAAGAGCGAGGGGGATGTAACGCATCATGAGAATACCTTGCTGAGACGGGTTTCCGTTGACTAGGATCTTCACACGGAAAGTGCCGCGAATGCCCTGGTACCCTTCAAGCTTCCGAGAGATCTGGTTGAGCGAGAAGAACTGATCCGGGATGGTAAACGCGTCGATTTGGCCTGACGTAGCGGTCGTAACCGTGCCAGAATCGACGATTTGCCACCGTGACAGAACGTCGATGATGTCCTGATTGGGCAGGACGGTCGACGGTGCCACGCTTGTTTTCGGCAGCTCCAGATTGGGCATCTGGGCCACCACGGACGTTCGGTCTGAGGTCATCGCTACTACCGACTGGTCCTCCGTCGGTGCAGCTACCTTGGTTTCATTGACTGCGAGTTCGGTTGCCACCGTTTCCTGTCTATAGCACGCCTGGCAAAGCGCACCACAGGTTGGAGCTTCCTGGCTTTTCCCTGCCTGAGGGCCAGCGCCTGGATCGTAAGGGTGAATACCCCACTGGACTCCTAACCAACGCACAATGGGCTCCGGATAAGTGCGAGGGCTATAGTGATAGGCTAGGGGGAGCGACCCCAGCCCGTGGGCCTCTAGAGGCTGTAGGTGATGGAGTGGGCGCGCCGTAGGTTGTCCTCCTGGCTGTAGGGGTACGAATGTCCGTACGCGGCCAGGTAGGCCTTCTGTAGCTTCGGCGCCCACTCCGACCACTCTTTTGGGTGGTGGAATGCGAGTTCGATCATGCAGTCGTCAAAGGTCTTCTCCGCGATCTTGTCTGAGCCAATTTGCTTTGAAGTCCACTGGGGACTTTCGAGAATCGTATCGAGGCTCAGGGGGGCGACCCACTTTCCGGTCATGGCATGGCGCTCGAACTTGCGCTTGAGGAACGTGCACTGGTCGAGCGTCTTCCACTCATCGGTCAACTCTTTCTTGTCAGAAGATGTGAGGGTGTAACCGAGATAGGACATGAACATTGCGAAATAGCGGGGGGTGAACATAGCGGGATGGCCTGAGTAGCCAATAATGTTGTCGTCGCCGTGAACAACCACTCGGAGATCGCGGTCGGGCTCTGTCCAATCGGGAGTGAACATGTGGGGAGATCTGTGGAGAGCGTCGATTTCAGAGAGACTGTCTGGGAGGATCTTGTCATCGTAGTCACCACCATAGTACCCTGCAAGGCTGAGAGCTGTGCGGGCACCGAGGATGATGGCGAATCCGTTGATATATGCGGTGAGGAAGTTGCCAGACGAGTTGCATCCGGCCCACTGGTAGAGCATGTCACCGAGAACGTGGTAGGAATTG